ATGTTGTTGTGTTTAGTTTACTATCTATTTGTGTTTGTACATCACCACTATATGAATTAAAATCAGTTATTTCACTAAGTGTATGTGTGTGAGCAGTACTACCTAAATCAGATAGATTAATACTACTTTTTGTATAATGTATTGTTGTATCTCCTGTATGTGACGTAAAATTCACATTCTCAGTTTTACCATCTAACTCTGTTTGTAAGTTTACTACTTCACTAATTGTATGTGTGTGTGCTGTAGATGTTAAGTTAGTAAAAGATGTGTCGTGAGGATTATTAGTATCCCCAGTATGTGAATTAAATAATGTCAAATCGGTTTTACCACTAACTAGTCCTGATAAATCAATAGGGTTAACATCAACACCATTATTTTTTTCTAACACTAAATCGTCACCTGATAATGTACCCCCAGTAACAAATGTGTTTGTATCTGTATCACCAGTTGTACCAACAACAACATTACCAATGGAATCAATACCTAAATTATTTATTGGACTGCCCGTACCTAACTTACCTATAGTAAGTGTTCCATTAATATCTAAATTACCATTTGGTAATTCTACGTTTTGATTACCATCTATATTTATAGCAGTTATAGATGTACCACCACTATTTGTAGTACTAATGATAATATCAGCATTGTCCTCTTCATTCCTAATAAATAAGGCATCTGTATTAAAAGTTGATACATACCCTAAAAAACCTTTCCTTTCCGTAGGGTCCCAAAACTCAATATAATTATTATTTGTTAGTGATGTAGTTTCCAACCTAAGTATTGAACTATTACCTTTTACATGTAATTCCACATTTGGGGTATTAGTTCCAACACCCAATCTACCCGTACTAGAGCTTAATAAGTCAATAGTAACTCCACTTGTTGACCCGAAATAAATATTTCCTTCATCATTTGGGTTTATCCTAAGTGGTGAACAAGAATGGATATTAGAAACATGTATATCACTTATACAAGTACCTGAAGTATTACCAGTAAATTCTAAACCACTTAAATCAATTGATGAAGTACTTGAACCATCATTTAAATTTAATATTAAATCAGTGTTAACTAATGTACCACCAGTAACAAAAGTATCATTAACATCTATAGTAGACAAATCAACAGTAAATGCTGAAAGAGTATCATTTCTATCAAAAGTGATTAAACCAGTATTATTATTATATGTACCACCAGTCACGTAGTAATTAGCTAATCCACCAATTACAACACTAGCACCGTCATTCCTAACTAGAGTAAGTGTATCAGAAACATCATTAAATGTACCACCAGTAACAAAAGTATCATTACCATTTACAATATCTAATATATTAGTACCACCAGATAAATAAGTGTTAGCTTCAATAGTATTTGCTGTAAACGAATTAATACCATTAACATTACTATTAAATGTTATAACCCCAGTACCCATTGTAATAGTTGTATCACCACTACAACTTTGAATTAAATTAGTATAAAGTGATGTACAAGCACTAAGTGTTGGACTCCCACCAGTTAATGATAAGGGTTCAATTATAAATGTTTTATTAATGTTAGGTGTATTACTATTACAACTCATAAGTCCTTATGTTATATTATATTTCCAAGTAAAGTGAATTTACCAGTGGAATAAAAATCTTTATTTATTTTAATATATATTGAGTCGCCAGTACTAACGACTATGGGTGTTACTAAATCAATACCATTAAACTTCTCAACACCATTAACTTTTATAACTATGTTATTAACATCTTCAATATTTACAATATCTGTAAACTTAATATCAAAGTCAGGTGTAAATGTGAAATCTGGTTCTGATTTAGGTTTAAATATTACGTTATAATTAACCGAACCATCAGTAGCATTAGTACTCATAGTTACTCTAGGAACAATTGGTTTGTCATCAACTTCAACTACTGCTAAAGCTCTATTAATAGCTGGTATAACTTCAAACTTTTCCTCATCTAAAATATAACCTTGAAGTCTTATTTCAAATGGTTGAACATAAAATCTTTTATTTTCAAAATCATCAATATTAGACTCATCACCAATACTTTCCAATAATAACGGCATTGGATGACCATTAATCTTAATGTAATACTGAATAGCGTTAAAAGCTTGTTGAATCATTATATTAAACTTATTTAAGTCTCTCATTCTGTTACAGAACAATCTAACTTCATAATTAATATCTACTGAAGTTGGTTGAGGAATCTTATACATATCAATACCTCTTCTACCACCCTCAAATGTAGGAACTTTCATATATGTATATGTGTTTCTACCAGGAATATTATAAAGACCAGCTTGGTTTTTACCCACTTGAGGATTCGGTTGCCTAACTATTGTTATAAAAGGCATCTTAATATTCTTATACTTATCGGAGTGTTGCCATGTCTTTGAAAACTCTGACCACCTTTGAAGTGTTAAGAATAATACTGGAACCTTTTCACCATCTAATACAAGTTCTAAATCTTTCTCAACAAACTCTATAAATGATTTATCCATATCTTCATACATAACACCTCTAGGTAGAAATGTACCATGTTCGGTTATATCCTCAAGAATCTCTCTTCTTCTCTCTGGACCAACCTTACCCTTAATAAATTTTAAATTCTTCCTAAATCCTTTTGGCATTCCCATATTAAATTATTTTTATAATCCTTCTTTATATTTCCAGTGATAACCACCAGCTGTTTTTCTATCACCTCTAAGTACAGCATTTATATGACCATATACCAATTTAACTGAAGTAACAGAATCCCATTCCTTTATTATTTTTCCGTTTTTATCTATTTGTAAAATCTTTTTTGGTTTTTGTTTATTATGTCTTTCTTTTATAATTTCTAATTCTTTTAATGATAGTGGCTCATTTGAATACCTCCATATAAACCCACCAGCACTATTCCTCTTTCTTTTAACAACCAAATCAATATTAGATATACCTAAATCAGATTTAACCTTATTAACCGATTCCCACTCACCTATTAAATCACCTTGAAGTGTATATTGTAATACACTACCTTTAATACTTGACTTAATTAATATATTAATATTCTTGGGTATCTTACCTTTTTTAGCGTTAGACATCTTCTTTTTAGTTTCTTCAGATACTATTCTACCATAGGTTCCCTCACCACCCTTTGTCATGTTTTTCAAATCAAAACCCCAAGAATGCATTTGTTCTATCCAATACATTTCCCAGAATACCCAATCATTTACCGTAACTTCATCAATTATTTCTAATATTGGTTTTTTTCCTTTATTAATTAAAGATTTAATCCAAGCATCTCTTTTATTTAATCTATTTTTATTCCTAGCATCAAATATATGTCTATAATATCTATGTTTAATATCTTTAGCTTTACCCACGTACTTAACTCCTTCGGAATCTGATAATGTATATATTTTAATTGTCTTCATATTAATATAATATCATTAAAGGCCACGGAACTCATCTTCTTCCACACTAGCACAAACAACTGTCCTAAATGCACCCTTATATCCCATAATAGTATGTTTGTTATCGTAATTCTTAATACCATCATTACTAACTGAGAAATATCTAATATCAGTTTCACTAACTTGATACCCAACATAATCACCATAATTAAGTTCAACACCTAATTCCTCCAATTGAGCATCATAGATACCAAAAGTTAATTGACCATCTTGTAAATATCTAAGAGAACCAGAACCACTATTATAAGCTTTGTTTTCAGGTTCATTCATAATAGGAATAACCCTCAACTCAACTGGTGGGAAAAACTTAATCCCATCCTTAACAGCTTCACCATATAAATCATCAGATTCAGTTCTTTCTCTATCAACCCTATATAGGATGACAACAAAGTTACCATCACCTTCTATAGCCTCTCTACAGAAAGAAACCTCTAAGTTAAAATCTTCTTCTGAAAAAAATTTATTGATTCTATTTATGGGTACGTTCTTCTTTGGCATAATAAGTTATTTTTTATTTTCGTAATATCTTTTTAGATAAATATTTGGAAACAAAGAATAATCAGTAAACTATTGATTTTTTATAAAAAATTCGTTATATTTAAGTAATAACGATATTGTTAAATTATTTTAAAATTGATAAATTTGGACGATATAAAAGGGCGTTCAGCTATTACTATATTGGAAAATTATACTGGTAAAAACCCTTACTTAAAGAAATTAAAATTAAAATTAAGTAAGAGTGGTAAGCTAAAACTTACAGCAAATCAAACCAAGTATATTATAAACAATCATGATAAGGAACCTATTCATGTGAATAAGGTTATTAGTATAACTACGTACCTAGGTGAGGAACTAAAACAACATTATAATTTATCATTTGTTCCAGAGAAAATACTTTTTGAATATATCTTAGCAGAAAGTGAAAAGGTTTATCACGTATATGGTAAACTAAAAAGAAATCAAGATAAATCTGAAATGTACTTCATACCAAAAACACAAGTACTTGATGACCCATTCTATAAAGAAGTTGATATAGATGTTGACTTCACAAAATACATAGAGTTAGACCAATTCCAACTTAAAGACGGAACAATAGGTAGAACACCTTACGAACATCAAATAAATGGTGTTAAGTTCTTATTAACAAATAAGGGTTGTCTTTTAGCTGACGACATGGGGCTTGGGAAAACGATGATGAGTGTTATAGCAGCAATAGAATCTGGTGCTAAAAAAATACTAATTGTTTGTCCTTCAGCAGTTAAGATTAACTGGGAAAGAGAAATACAATACTTCCAAGAAATGGATACAGCCATAATTGAAGGTAAGAGATGGAAGGATGCTAAGTTTACTATTATAAATTATGACATACTTAAAAATTTCCATGAAATACCAGATAAGAATATAAGGGAAGAAGATATCTGTTGGGATAGTCAAGAACTAGTTAAAGCTAATTTTGATTTAATTATTATTGATGAGGCACATAAATTAAAAAACCCTAATAGTAATAGAGGCGCTATAATGAAAGACTTATGTACTAACTACGGTGACAAAAAAGTGTGGTTACTTAGCGGTACCCCAGTAGCTAACAGACCAATGGATTATTATAATTTATTGAAGTTGATAAAATCACCAATAGCTGATAACTGGAAACACTTTGTTTTAAGATATTGTGAGGGTAGACAAATAACCACAACACTTAAGAATGGTAGACAAAAAAGAGTTTGGTTGACAAACGGAGCTTCCAACCTAGAAGAACTAGCATTAAAGACTAAACATGTTTACTTACGAAGACTTAAGACTGAGATAGGCGATATGCCAGAAAAGAATGTCGTACCATTATACCATAAGTTTAATAAGAAACAATGGGCTAATTATGACAACCTATGGGAAGAGTACCTTGAAGAAAGGAGAGCTAAGAAAAAAAGAGGTGAACCAGAAAGAGACTTAGTTGAGTTAGGTCTTTTAAGGAAATATGTTGCCATGGAAGCCATTCCTAAGACCATAGAGCAAGCCGAAGAGATTTTAGAGCAAGGACATAAGGTTATTATATTTTGTAGCTTTACAGACGAATTAATGGAGTTGGAGAATTACTTTGGTAATAAATGTGTCATACATCACGGTTCTATGAGTGATAAGGATAAACAAAAATCAATCGATAAATTTCAACAATCAGATAAGGTTACAGTGTTTATTGGTAATATTATATCAGCTGGTGTTGGTATCACACTTACTGAAGCCACACATGTAATATTTAATTCATTTGACTGGGTGCCAGGAAACAACGAACAAGCGGAAGATAGGAGTTACAGAATTGGTCAGAAGAATAATGTAACGGTGTATTATCAATTATTTGAAGATACGGTATCAATAAGAATATGGGGTACTCTACAAAGAAAACAAAATATCATTGACACCATAATGGGTCAAGTAGAAATAAATGAAGATGACGTTATAGGTCAGATGCTAGATGAAATAATAGAAGATTATGAATAAAGTAAGATTATACGGATTTAAAGATTGTCCATACTGTCAAGAAATTAAAGGACTATTTGATAAAGATGGTTTAGATTATATCTATGTTGATATTGAAGACAAAAAAAACGACAAAGAGGTTGATAAGATAATGAAGATTGGTAAAACAGATAGTGTGCCAATCATATTGGTTAATAAAACATTGTTATCACCAGAAGTAAGTTTCAAGACTATACAAGAAGCTTTTGATTTAACTAAAAAATTCTTATCTGAAGAAAATTAAAAGATTACTAGTTTTTATAATATTTATATAATAAATAGATATTATGCCGATTAGTAACGAAGACAAGAACAGAATATTTGAACAATTTAGGGTATCTATGGGTGCCCCTCTTCGTCAGATTGAATTAACTGACGATATGTTGTGTACGCTATTGGATATTGCTATTGAAGACTATGCGCAATACGTACAAGAATGGCTTATAGAACATCAATGGCAATCATTACTAGGTCAAAACATAGACACTACAGACATGGCTTTCGCTTTGAGTGTTAGAGATTTTGATTTCATGACCCAATACACATACGCATACTCAAAACAAGTAGGATTACAAGCTAGAGGTCCTTGGGAACTTAAAAAGGATTATGTAACATTAGAAAATGGAAGACAAGTTTATGAAATACCACCTGGTAGAGAAGTAAATGAAGTTTTATGGATTACACCTCCCACAACACAAGCAGCCTTATTCGCTAACTACGGTGGACTAGATTATGGTTTCGCTGGTGGTTACGGACAACTTGGTGGTGTTGGTGGTGGTGGAAACGGAT